GACCAACTACCTATAGACCCTGACAATTTTGCCGGCTTTCATAACTTGCCACGTAAACTAGAGGCACGTAGAACTATGTTGCGAGGACAATGGCCGCAAGGTGGTTGTCAATATTGTCAGCGTATTGAATCGGCAGGCGGCACTAGCGATCGTATGTATCAGTTTAATAGTGGCCGGGAAGGAGAATTGCCGCCACCAGAGTTAAGCACTGACCCCGTTGCTATAGAAGTAACTCCCACTATACTAGAAGTGTACTTTAATAATACTTGTAACATGAGTTGTGTATACTGTAACAGTTGGTTGAGCACCAAGTGGGAAGAAGAGAATAAAAGATTTGGTGCGTTTCATCAAGGAGACGTTAAGTTTGGTTATCCTGTTAAAAATAATCCCAATTACGAACGTATGCTTGCAGACTTCTGGAAGTATCTAGAAGATCGAGGCCGCCATATACGTTACTTTCAAGTGTTGGGTGGAGAACCTTTCTTTCAACCTGAACTAGATACCTGTATAGAATTTTGGGATACGCACCCTAATCCTGATTTAACATTTAACATTGTCACTAACTTAAAAGTTAATCCTAAAAAGTTTCGCAAGTATATAGATCGTTTTGAACGTATGGTTGCTGATCAGCATATTAGAAAATTACAGATGTCGTGCAGTCTAGATTGCTGGGGCAAAGAACAAGAATATGTCAGGCAAGGATTAGATTTAACAGAGTGGCAAGAAAATTTTGAGTACATGTTAACTAAAGATTGGATACAGTTATCTATTAATTCAACTATTACCGGATTAACTATTAAGACCATGCCTGAGTTCATTGAAAATCTAGTACGTTGGAATCAAGTTCGCCCTAAAGACAAAACCATACAGTACAGCTTTATGAGTGCTGTACAACCTGTACAAATGATGCCAGACATATTTGGACCAGGTGCATTTGATCAAGAGTTTGAACAGGTGTTAGAACTTATGCCCCGGGATAGTAGCAGAGAACACTTAGCGGGTGTATTTAAACAAATTAACAGTAAAACAAGAGATGTAAAACGTATTAATGATTTAAAAGTTTATCTAACTGAATTAGATAGGCGTAGAAATACTAACTGGAAGGAAACATTTCCTTGGTTAGATCAAGAGTGGACATAAGGAGATAAACATGTCACGTATATTAATAATGGGATTACCTGGATCAGGCAAAACAACCTTTGCCGGCAAACTAAAAGAGTATTTAGAAGCACATGGCGAAATGAGTTATAGTCGTGCATTGATGCAGGACACTAACTTAAATTGCGAAGTAACTTGGTTTAATGCCGACGACATTCGCCGCAAGTATAACGATTGGGATTTTAGCAATGAAGGACGCATACGTCAAAGTATTCGTATGTTTCAGTTTAGTATGGAAGCGCAGGGCGATTATGTTATTTGTGACTTTGTGTGTCCATTGGTTGAAATGCGTAATAACTTTAAAGCAGACTGGACTATCTGGATGGATACAATTGATAGCGGACGCTTTGAAGATACCAATAAAGCATTCATTCCACCTGACCACTACGACTTTCGTATTACAGAACAAGATGCAGACAAGTGGGCTTCTTATGTGGGCAAACGTATTGTTAAACAGCAACGTCGTCCGCAATTTGACTGGCGTAAAGAAACTGTGCAAATGCTAGGACGTTGGCAACCGTGGCACAAAGGACATCGTGCGCTGTTTGAACGCCTATTAGAAAAGACAGGACAAGTTATTATTCAAGTGCGTGATGTACAAGGATGGCAAGGCTCAAACCCTTTTGAAGTAGAAAAAGTCAAAGGCTTTATTAGACGTGACCTTGATCCTTTATATCAAGGCCAGTACGATATACAAGTAGTACCTAACATTGTACACATTGGATGGGGTCGTGGCGTTGGCTATACATCAGGAGAAGAAACGTTTGATGAGTCAATTACAGACATCAGTGCTACAAAAATTCGTGAAGAAATGGGATTGAGATGAGTGATACACCAGTTCGGAGTTTTGCCAAAGCAGTTAGTTGGCGAGTAACTGGTACTGTAGATACGTTTTTAATAGCTTGGCTAATAACAGGGCAACCTGTTATTGCCTTAAGTATTTCAGCAGTAGAAGTTCTTACAAAGATTATTTTATTTTGGTTCCATGAGCGTGTATGGAACCGCATTGGCTGGGGGCGACAGGAATAGCTTGTCTGGTATTCAAGTCTACTGAGTGCGGCTTGTCAAACTCATAGAACCGACTGATGTCGTGAAATCCTTTGATCAAGTGTTGCCATTCTCGACGCAGTACTGTTCCTGAAGTAAACAACTTATAGTTATGATCTAATATAGGTTGCATACTTAACAGCATGTGCATTAGGTCTTCTTCACTTAGTGCTTTAAGTTTATTTAAAATTTCTGTCACAGCCCGCATACGCTCAATAGGATCGCTAATAGCATCATATCCTTCGTCCCAGAAATCGCCAAAAGTAATAAATCCATAGTCACGTAGGTATTGTAAATTGCCCTGACATCCTAACAGGATGAATGGCATCCTGAGTGCAATAGGCTTAAAGATTTTTTCAGTTAGGTGTGTTTTCTTTTGCCAGTAACAAGTTTCTGTTACTACAAACAAAAAGCTACTCATTAATTCTTTAGTGGGAGTCAACAACATACTTTGATTAGGTATAGCTTCACCCTCAAAGTCAATACGCAGGTCTGGCATTGCGGCAATGTTGGTAATAGCTTCTTCAACTAATGCCGGGTCTAGATTTAAATTGTCAATGCCCTTGCGTAGATTTTCATCATACATGCCGCCGTCGGGGCAATCTTTGCTGTAACTAACATAGCCAAAGTCAAGTAGATCGTTTTTGTACAGTTCGTTAATAAACAAACTGCGATATACTCGCTCATTGCTGGTTAATCGATTAAGGGTAATATAAATGCTTTTGAGTTGTCTTTCAGCTACGGGTATAATGTTAGGATCAAACTCACACCCGCGGTACCAGTCGCTTGCGGCAAAGATATGAAAGAAGTAATCCATGTGTGCAAAACCAAAACGTTCGCATATGATATCTTTTTCTTTGCTGTCACGTTCGGTGCTAACTAATATATGTGGTCCCACAGTATTGTGTTTAATGTAAGCAAACAGTTCTTGGTTGTATGTTGAATGCAGTGGCTCTTGATCATAAAATATAAACAATGGACCGCGACGATTGGGAGGATCAATATCATTCCTGATAATTTCTATGTTTTCTGGTTGAGTTGATCCAAAAGGATGTAGGTAAAGTACCCTGGCATCTGCTATAATGTCTTTTAGATACGAGTATACGTTATTATAATGATGAGCAATATTATACATGTTTGATGTTTTCTATTATGGGCCTAAGCCTAATCTATTTGAATTTGAGCAACCTGCTGACAGCTTAGAAGCTGCCGCGGCATTAACTAGAACTGGCTACTACTGGTATATTTATGGGGGCAATGATTACTCAAACTTTGATTTTGATTATAAAGCATTACCCTGGCAAAGTCAATACACGCACTCGTGGCCCAATCAATGGTACCAATATGGCGGTACATATCTAGCACATCCAGATACTGTAGCCAATGATGAATATCATTTTCACGAGCAAATGGTTCCAGTAAAACCCAACAAAAATAAGTTTAAAGTTTTACGTGATGTAGAATTTGATTGGTCTTGGGAACCGCACCCGCTGGACCCACCTTACATATATGTGTTTGGTAATCAGTGGTATCCTGGTGAGCGTATGCCCACAGTAGAATATCACGCACCAGGTGCTCGAGAACGCAAGTACTTAGACTATCCACGTGCTACACTACCTGAACGACATGATAACCATTGGCATACTCTAATAGACTGCGAGTGGGATTACTCGTGGGTGCCCGACCCACACGACCCACCGTACATATATGTATTTGGTAATCAACACTGGGCAGGTGAGCGTAGTGCTAGTGTAGAGTATCATGTGCCTGGCGCAACTGAGCGCAAATTTATACAAGACTTACGTGCTGAACTAGGTACATTAGATATATTCTTCCTGGACAAGGGTAACGACACAGCACAAACACGTTTTGAAAAACTACAGGCTGTGTATCCTGCCGTAGTCAAAGTACGCTACATCAACAGCTTGTTAGACACTATACACAGATGTACTACTAAAACCAAAACTAATCGTTTCTGGGTCATCAGCAGTGAGTACGACTATACTGGCTTTGACTTTAGCTGGCAACCAGAGCCATGGCAACAAGGCATGACACATGTATTCCCTAGCCAACATCAAAAATGGTCTGATACATTCTTAATTAACAAGTGGGAATTTGAACGACACGAAGTTTGGGCCAAGAATTTAGAAGAGTTTCCTAACTTAAACTTTGTCGCCAATCAAACAGTCGTCAAGCCAGACAATACCTATAACATTTACTATGTTGATCATGGCAATCCAGGTAGCCAAGAACAGTATACTGCATTACGCGAACGATTACTCACAGACATTGTCAAGACACGTTTTGTACACAACTATCTAGATACCTTTAAACGTATTATGTCTACTGCTACCACGGAATACGTATGGATTATTAACAGCATCTGTGAGTATTCGTTATTTGATTTTACCTGGGAACCTGAGCCGTGGCAAAGTGAAATGATTCACGTATTCCCAAGTGATAGGCAAGACCGTGGAGACACGTTCCGTATACATGTAGAATCGTTCAAACAGCAAATGATTGATTTGGAATTACTAGATTGGTTTAATGTTATCAACTACTGCGACGACCAATCAGTACATAGAAAGCCCATACCAAGACATCGTTATTATACAGATGACCTAGTGACTGAAATTAAAAACTACAATTTTGAAACTCCTTACGTGCTATTTACTAACCAACCAGATTTACACATAGGCATTGCCCCTTGCTTATGGAGTCCAAAAGACCGAGTTGTAATGCGTTGTAGTCGTGCAGGTGCTACTGCGATAGTACCCCGAGATATCAAGGCCAATTTGCGTACACAAATATACGATTATCCTTACATTGAGGTGTCGAATTACCAAGTTAACGACTACTTATCCGCCGGTAGATTCCCACAGTTGGACATAGTATTCATTAGTAATGGAGAACCAGACGAGCAAAAATGGTATGAGCATACTTGCTATATGAGCAACAATGATGTAAAATGGGTACGTGGAATAAATGGACGAGTTGCCGCTTATCAAGAAGCCGCACGTCAAAGTGAAACTCCTTGGTTCTTTGCTGTGTTTGCTAAACTAGAAGTTCTGGGCGGGACATTTGATTGGTTTTGGATGCCGGACTATTTTCAAGAACCTAAACACTATATCTTTAATGCACTTAATCCTGTAAATGGATTAGAGTACGGACACCAGGGTATGATTGCTTACAACAAGAATTTAGTGCTGGCCAACAACACGCCTGGCATTGACTTTACCCTGACACAGCCGCATGAGTCGGTGCCTATACTGTCCGGCATAGCACATTTTAATCAAGATGCCTGGATGACATGGCGTACAGCATTCCGCGAAGTGGTTAAACTAAAATATTTTATGTCTACCGAGCCTACTGTAGAAACTGAACATAGACTCAATGTCTGGTGTACAAAAGCAGAAGGCAACTATGCCGATGATTGTTTAGCCGGAGCCAAAGATGCTGTGGCCTATTATAATGAAGTTGGGGGAGACTACGAAAAGTTAAAACTCAGCTTTGAGTGGGCCTGGTTGCGCGAAAGATTTAATGCAAGTACGCAACAATAGATTCTACTACATGTTCTACTTCGCTGTCTGTTAGTTCAGGGTAGATAGGTAAACTCAAACACTCTCTAGTAAAAGCACTTGAGCCACGCATAGAATCAGTGGCGTAATCTATGTGATCCCAACCTACAGCGTGTTCAAACAGGGCTTTGTTATAGTGTATCCTTGTTTCAATGCCCTTGCTTTGTAAGTGTGTTTGTAATCCATGACGCTCAGTCAAGCGTATAACAAACTTATGCCATGAATGTTCTACATCTTGCCCCGGCAATGGTATATCAAAATAATCAATTAGTTCTTCAACATAAAAATTGGCAATTTCTGTGCGACGTTGTTGCCATTGATCGAAGTACTTTAACTTGACTAACATCTGGGCACAGTCTGCTTCTGACATTTTGCTGTTAGTACCTGGGTAGTCGTGATTGTATTCTTTGCCATTGTTACGCAAATCTAATACCAATGCCGCGGCATGAAGATCATCTGTTAAGACCATGCCGCCGGATCCGTAATTGCTTAGATTCTTTGTAGGGTCAAAACTTAATACACTGATATCGCCCAGCTTTCCACTGGGCACTCCTTGGTATGTAGCACCAAACGATTGTGCGGCATCCTCAATGATTTGTATATCGTCATTGAAGAATTTGGCAATGTTTTGTAACTTATAGTAGTCTAAGATATTGCCAAACAAGTTAACGTACATGATTGCCGCAATGTTTCCATTCATAGCATAGTCGATACTGTCTATGTCTAGTAACACACGTTCGTCTACGTCGCAAAACACAGGTTTATTTTTAGCCATCAATACACTATTAATGGTAGCAACAAAACTAACACCGGGAATCATAATCTTTTGATCTTCCAATCCCAGAGCCTGTTGTGCAAATATAAGAGCCTGTGTGCCAGAGTTTACTGCTACAGCATACTGACGTTGACAACGTTTTGCTATTTGAAGTTCAAACTCTCGAGTATACACACCGTCTAATACTTGTCCCGAACGGTACACGCGGTCAGTGGCATCTAACAGTTCATCTCGTAATACAAGATACTGTTTTTTTAATCCAAAGAATTCTATATCAAATTTTGTCATGCCAATATGGTGATTCAGTAAACCATCGATAATATTTGTTGAAGCCTTCCTCAACTCCCACCGCAGGCCTGTATCCCAGGACCTGAACGGCACGCTCAATACTTAATCTTCCACGTGATGGAAAGTCTAAGTCCTTGCCGCGTATTTCTATAGTGCCGCTACCTGCTATACGAATAATAAGTTCTGCGGCTTCTGTAAGATTGTGTGTATATGGATCACTGCGAGTAATATTGAAAACTTGGTTGTTGGCTTCTGATTTAGTTGCACACAACACAATACCTTGTGCAGTATCTTCTACATAGGTAAAATCCAATACTTCTCCGGCACCGTTAACTTTAAGTACACGACCTTGTATAGCAGATAGCATAAACTTACTGACCACACGATCGTTAACATCATACTCACCGTACACAGCACTGGGACGAACGATAACATGATCAAAGCAACCACGACGTGTGTAATCTTCAACTAATTTCTCGCCCATGTATTTCATAATGCCATATTGTCCAATTGGGTCGCATACAGCATCTTCAGTTACGCCATTAAAAAAGGTACCGTAGACCATACTGCTACTTACATAAACAAACTTGGGAATTTTATAGCGTTTGGTAAGTTCTAATAGATTAACCAATCCAGTACCCATTACTTCTGCACCCCACACAGGGTCAGCACTGACTACTTTTTGTCTTGGAAAACTGGCTAGATGTATAACTGCATCTGTTTTAGATGCAAAATTACCGAAGAATTCTTTAACACGTTCATGCCCACATAAATCTATGTGATGTACACTAGCATCAATGCGTCTTGTTCTAGCATCGTATAGATACGCTAATTCATCTTTTGGCACAAAACCATAATCAGTTACGTTGTCTAAAATAAAACAATCATGACCTTGCGCTTCTAACTGACGTACTACATTATGCCCAATGAATCCAGCACCACCAGTTACAATGAATTTCATACTGCCATCTCAGCTCGAATTGCATCGTGTGATTGATAGCCCACAAGTTGAATATCACTCATGGTAAACTGGGCGATATCTCGTACAGTCTTATTAAGGAAAAGTTGTGACGCAGGTAATGGTTCACGGGTTAATTGTTCTTTTACCTGCTCTACATGATTTAAGTATATGTGTGCGTCGCCTAAGCAGTGAACAAACTCCCCCACATCTAAGTCACACAAATGAGCTATAATATGTGTAAGCAAACTATAGCTCGCGATGTTAAAAGGTACACCTAAAAACATGTCACAACTTCTTTGGTACATCTGACAACTTAACTTTCTGTCGTTACTAACATAAAACTGTGCAAAAGCATGGCACGGCGGCAGGGCCATTTGATCTAGTTCACCGGGGTTCCATGCGGATAGTATGTGTCGTCGTCCGTGTGGTTCTTTCTTAATACCTTCGATTAACTTGGTTAATTGATCGGTTTCTTTAATATGCAGGGTGCCACCGCGATTGAAACGATTACCAAAATCATCTTGATAAGTTTCTTTCTTATGCTCAACTGGTGTGCGCCAATGGCGCCACTGTACTCCGTACACACGACCTAGGTCGCCATCAAATTTAGCCTTGGGTTTCCAGTAGTCAGCTAGAGCATTTGGAGTCCAGATAGTAGTCTTGCCATCTGCTGTACCATGAGTAATTTCTGCTAGCCTACGTTCATCGCCTGAGCCTTCAATCATCCATAATAACTCGCCCACACAGGCACGCCATGCTAGTTTTTTAGTAGTTATTGCGGGAAATGATTCTGCTAGATTGTATCGCTGTTGCATACCGAACAGGCTAATAGTGCCCACACCGGTACGATCGTCTTTGACTTGACCTTGCTCAAGTACTTGTTTTAATGCGTTTAAATAAACCTTCATATGTTGTAAATACCGATTGAAAATCTTTGCTGACGCTTGCACCTGTTTGGCGAAGTCCCGATAAAAACTCTTTTAAGTTAATCCTTGTATCTACTTTATACGAACCTTTGATGTGTGTCAAGTACACTTTGTCCAAGACTGGTTTAGCTTCAAATAACAGTTCAACTCCCCCGATAACAAATATCTGTTTGGTTGGATGTCTGGCTTCTATTTCAAGTAGCTCATCTTGTATATTACCGCTAAATGGATTAGCGTACATAACAGGACGATGTGTGGCAACATATACAGTACGGTTAGGTAAAGGCTTGGGCATTTTTGGATCGTCCCAAGTCCGACGTCCCATTACTACTACATTGCCTTCAGTTAGGTGTCGAAAGTGTGCCAGGTCTTCGGCATTGTGGGACCATGGCAATGAGCCATTGAGCCCCATACCTCCAAAGAAGTCGGCAGCAAATACAGCATTAATCATAAGTTCTTTAGTAAATTATCTGTGAAAGGTTGTATTACTTTTGCTACGCTGTCCACACTGATATGAAAGTCAACATCTTTAATGATATCATCCAGTGCTTCTAGTTTAGCATTTATTACTTCTTCGACTACAGCAGGATCAGCGCCTTCTTCTAACATCTCGGCGATGTTAACATCGACACTGGTTCCATCTTTAAGATTTACTGTAATGTAGCGTAATACACCAATTGGAACTTGCTCTTTTTTAACTTCTTTGAGCAAGGCTTCCCATTTGGCTTTAGTGTTTAAATTAAGCCGCTTGCTTTTTGGCTGGCGTGGCTTTTTTGGCTCTTGTTTTGGCATTTTTCGCAGGTGTTAGTGATCTTGCTTCTTCTGTCAATCGTTTAGCTTCGGCTAATAATTGCTCGGCTTGTTTTTGCATAGCGTCAGCTTGTTTTAAACGATCTGCTGCCAAATCATCATCAGACAATACACCTTTAATATATGCGGCAGCACTTGCAGTACTGTCAACATCAATATTGGTACGACTTAGATTTTGATTGTTTGGTGGCATACCAACTTCACGACCTTCGCGAACTTTTTTCTTGCCTGTGTAACCTGCGTCTCTATCAATGTCAGATAGACGCTTGACTGCTTCTTCACCTTTTTCCATTTCGTCTAAGATGCTGTTTAGTTCATCTAATCGAACAGAGCTTTTAGCAGTAGGAGTAATCAATACTTGGCTTGTTGGAACCTTCTTGATAAATCCTTCGCGATGCAATACTTCTAATGCATTGCGTCCGTCGCCCATAACGGTACGGAATAATACATCGCTAAAGTCTTTGGCGTTTTGACCAATTGTACTTTCCAATGCTTTCATTACTTCGTCGTGAATCATACGTGGTAATGTATCGCTGTATGATAACAAGCACATATGGTCTTCACCGGGTGTCTTGCGCCATAGAACGACAACTTTTTTGCTGTTGTGTTTACCGACATGTTTAATCATTTTAATTTCCTTTATTATTCAGCGGCAGGTGCTTGAGCATCTGCGCCTGCTTCACTAGCTGGCTGTAGTGCGCCACTTTGTTGCAGGAACTTAACTAAACGTTCATACAAACCACCAACCTGAGTCATCTCTTCTGGCTTAATGGCACCACGTGTGCTTGCTAATTGAATTACTTGTGCGGCCAGCAACAAGTCAGCTAATTGTAGCTGTACTGGTTGTTCTGTTGCAGGCTCGCTGGCTTGTTGTTCTACTTGGTCTGACATAGTATCTCCGGTGTAATAATCTATGCATATATTTACTACCTGTAGCCAGACCGGAAATTTTTTTTTAGAACAAATCGAAATCGTGTTTGTTAATTTGATCCAAAATTAAGCCAAACATACTGGCTTCTCCTGGGATTTCGAACGCTGCACATTTTGAGAAATTAACGTGATTGTTTGAGTCTTTGATGTAGTAATCCCCAAACCAAAAACGCCCAGAAAGATTCGCCCAAATCCAATCCTGGATGACCTTTTCTGGACCTTTGAGTTCAAACTCAACTCGGGCAAAATGGGGAGGACAATGATCTACTTGCCTGAGTCCAAATACTGCTAGCGGATTAGGTTCACCGTACTTGAGCATTGTGCTCCTCGATCTTAGTACGAGTTTCGTCACTGAGCTCGCCTTCAATCATTGTATATTTGGTATTGCCTTGTTTAATTTCAGGCAAAGTAATACGCTCTTTAAGTAGATCTTCTGCATCGCGCACAAACACTTCTGTGACGTTGTACTGTTTGGTGTACTGTGCAATTTCCACACTACGCATAAGATCGTCTAAGGTATTCTCTAACTTGAGCATACGAATCTGTAAGTCCAATGCCAGCTGACGTGCGGCCTTGGGTTTAAGTTTTGTCGGGTCCTGAAATTCCATCTTCTGTCTCTCCATATTTAATTGCCTCAATAGTTCCTGTACCTTCTAAATCTTTGACAAACTGTGCAAAGATACCGGAAGTATATCCACTCATGCCCTGCATGTGTTTACCGCATTCGTAAATACTACCACTGTGATTGATAAACTCATAGTGATGTTCGTGCTCAATAGTTTCGGTAATACCCGAACTCAGTTTCCATCGATCACTACCTAAGTAACCACCAAACCAACTTGCTAACACCTTGCGATTAACTTCGTCGCTGTTGTTGTACTTTAATTCCACAACGACCCAAAGGTCTGGTCTATAAAGGTTGTTCATTTTGCTCTCTCTGCAATATCTTTGTACCCTGCCCAAGATGGGTGAATACCGTCTGGTTGTAATCGTGTAATAGGTAATACTGTATCACCGTAAGATTTAGCAATCTCATGTACAATGCTTTGAATCCGTTCAATTGGTACATTGCTGGCTTTTAAATTACCAGCCGGCAACACCCAATATACATTTTTAGCACCTACACGTTGACGCATTTCAAACAGTTCATCATAGGTCTTTACACCATTATGGTCATTTGAACCTAGACTGATAATAACTGTATCAGCATAGAACGAACCTTTATACATGCGATTAAACTGCCAGGTGTTAATACCGCCTTTGCCTTGCAGTTCGCAATGAGGCGCAAACATCTTAGTACCTACTGCAATACTATCACCAACAATAAGACATTCTAACACTTTATTCTCCAAATTAACTCTGTAAGGTATCCCACATTAGCGTGGGATCGTTTTTTGGTACTGTAGCTATAGGTTCAATCCAACGGGATTTTAACGCCAACATAACATAGTCCCTGACCTGTTTTGGACAGTCAGCATTGATCTGAATGCCCGCACGACTTGCTACATACAAAGACCCTATTAGGTGAAAACTTGGATCACCTTGCTTTAAGGTAACCCAAGTGCTGTCAAATGATTTACCGAATGTGGTAATTTTGCCAGTCTCAACAAGTTTGACAGTCTCACGCAAAGCGTCAGTAAAGTTCATTTGCCTGCGTCCTCGTAATGTGCAAACACACCAAACTCTGGTTCTGCTGACTTGTTACCTTTGATGATCCATACGGTGTCGCAGTACGTTTCAACATCTTGTGGGCTCCACCCAAAGAAGCAGAAGTCAGTAAACATAATCAATTTCTTGGGCTCAATTTCATGCTCTTTAAGCCATTCCCAAACGCAATGCGGGTCAGTACCGCCACCACCACCTGGCTCAAACGATTCAATTGATTCTAAGTTATCGCTAGTAAAGACCTCAGTGTTGTGAACCTGAGTATCCCAACCCATGACATGGATGCGGTACTCGTCATATGATTCCATAATACCTTTGATCTCTGACAAAAAGATTTTAAGATCGTTGTCAGTAATACTACCACTGGTATCAATACCAATAACCACGTCAATCTGCTCGCCGGGTTTCATACCTGGCATAACAGCATCCATATGCCAGCTACGACGGCTGGGTTTTGCCCAAGTGTAGTCCGATTTAACAGTAGACTCAATTTGTTGCTGTAGCAACTCGCGCCAATCCATAACAGGATCAGTTAAGTCTTTAATCATGCGCTTGACGCCGCCGGGCAAGTTACCTGCACCAGCTGCCTGTGCGGCAGACAGTACGGCATTTTTAATCTCGTCACGGATTTCTTTCTTTTCGGCTTCGCTCAGACGTGGACGGCCATTACCTGGTTTGTCTCCATTGCCTTCGCCATCACCATCTTCATCTCCGTCGCCATCCATGTGCTCGTCCAACAAACGCTTCATAAGCTCGTCAATGTCAATCTTGTCGGCGTTTTCATACAAGTCGTCATAAACTTCTTCTGCTGACATACCTTTGTATTTGGCGTCATACAAGGCTACGGGAATTTTGTCTCCTACCCGTTGTTCTACCAAGTCCCAGTTTACACAATAGTCATCGGCAATGTTCCACAGCTTAGGGTCGCGATTGCCCCGACGCCCCATATGGTCATATACGGCATGCAATACTTCATGCCCTACTAGGAACTCTAATTGCTTGAGTGGTAGTGAGTTAACAAATTCGCTATTGTAGTAGAATTTGCGTCCGTCTGTTGCGGCAGTGGGGCACCAAGCATCTGAGTTAACTAGAGTCATACGGGTAGCTAGGTTGCCAAAGAACGGGGCGCGGAGTAACAATCCAATACGTGCGGTAATCAGCTTTTCACGTGCCGCCTCATCTACTTTGGGATCTGTTACTGTTACTGACTTGCTTTTTTCTGCTAATGTAGTCATTGAATGCTCCTAATTATTCACTATACATATATTATAGCATTTTGGCCTATAATTGTCTGTTGTTTTTATGCAACAGACATCTACTATGCCCATCTTAATGAAAATGCAGTGGTTAAAAAAAGGAGGGCTTACGGGGTTGCCCCTAGCCTCCTGCCTGTGAGAGCAACCGTTTACTTACCGCCGGCAGCGATAATGTATTTGCCGTAACGCTTATGGAACTCGTCAAAGTTTTTCAGCTTACCTGGTACCAGTGGCAGGTTGTATGTAGTAAGTGCAACACGAGCACCCATAACAACCAACTCAGTACCAAAGTTATCCATCATAAAGCGGAAGAAGTTATCGGCCATTGAGTGCCAATCTTCCATTTTAGCTTTACCAAGTTTAGCATACGCATCTTGCAATTCGTAGCACATGGACACAGTCAACGAGTACATAGCTGACACTTCTTTTACTTTGAGCTCCTTGACCTTACCTGCCAAGATTTCGCTTGGGTTAGGCATGTTGGCAGCATGTTTACGGTGCGCCATAAACTTAACACCAAGACCGTCACCAATGGTACCGGCAATCAAGTCAGCCAATTCAGCATCAGTAGCCTCATCGTCGTACAAGAATTCTGACACAAAGCTCCAGCTACGTGGAGTAGCAAAGGCACGTGAACTTGAACGTGGATTAAAGTCCATTAAATCGTTCTTAGCAAAGCCAATGTAACCTACCACATCTTTGTGGATACGATGTTGTACAGCCCACTCGTTCCAGCTGTCATAATCGCTACGTACTTCTAAGTGAACAAAACGATTTGCCAAAGGCATTGGCATACGATAGCTTACACCCTTGTCGCTTTCGCGGTTACCTGCGGCAACAATTACAACATTGTCTGGCAAGTGATAAGTACCCAACCGACCGTTAAGGATCAGCTGATAAGCCGCGGCCTGTACAGCAGGAGGTGCTACGTTCATTTCGTCTAAGAATAACGTAATCATGGGATACTGTTTAGCCATTTCGGCTGTTGGCAGTTCAACTGGTTCTGCCCAATCCATCTTGCCATTCTCTTTGTTATAAAAAGGAATACCACGCAAGTCTGTTGGATCCATTTGACCTAGACGCAGGTCAATCATATGTCCGCCGAACTCTTCGGTCAAGTCGGCAACCAACTCTGACTTACCTACACCTGGAGGACCCCAAAGAAATACAGGACGCTTAACTTTGAAAGCACGTTTCAGACGGCTTTTTGCTTCTGATACCGTTACGGTACGATTTTCACTAACACTCATCACAGGCTCCTAACAATTGGAATTAAAATGTTTAAATTACTTATTACAAAAACAATTATACAATATTGACAATTAACTGTCTAGCAAATCAACCGCGGTAGTCTGCTGAAATTTCTTTTGTGACAGGATTGTACGACACAATCAAATCAGCGTAGGCAATGCTACCGGTGTTATGTGTGTCGAGGTACATAGCATCGTAAACAAAATTCATAATACTGCCGTGTGCCGCAACACCCTTGAAATGAGTATTAAGGATCGGCTCATTCGTGTTATCGTGCCCGGCATCCAGCAACAGCTCGGTCATTTGGTCAGCACCAATGCTCATCAACTGGTCCAATTTGTCTTTGGTAATCATGTATACTGCTCCTTAGATACGGCTTAGGTTAATTACACGGCCTGGGTAGTCATTATAGCTGACACGTACAGGTACCAACACAGAGGTACCAACACGGCTACCGCGCCCAGTTTCTTCAAAACGCTTGCCATCAAACTCGTCTACCAACACGTGGATTTTGAAAGCATCATACCCATGCTGGTTGGTGCGCTCAATAATGCGCCCTTCAACAAAACAGTCTGGGCGGCCAAACATTGGCTTGAAATCATAAGAACGAATAATGTCGTTTGCTTGGAATTTTTCTGCTTTCATAATCTGCTCCGTTTCATTTACAATACAACTATTATAGCATTTTGGCAATTTTGGTACAACCTACTCTAAGTCTGAGTGTTGTTTATACTCGACGATTTCTTCGCTTAATTCTGACTTCATTTCCTGCAACTGCTCGACCATGTACTCCATTCCGTCAACTTCTTTTAACTCAGCAATAGCACGAGCGATGTTGGCTTTGGCCATTTCCATTTTGATCAAGTAATCCATTTCTTACTCCGTTTTGTTTAGTGTGTAAGTATTATGGCCGAAATGCCATTTACTGTCAACCTAATTCTGCAATGTACGCTCTTACTAAAGCCAAGGCATTTCTGTTTGGACTGCCCACTACTGCTCTATTTGTCCATCGACCGCCTATGCGATTGTAAATACTTGCAAACGTACCGTCCTCAAACTCTAAGTGCCATTCTACGTCAGTTTGATTACGTTCTTTAAACTCTTGACAGGGCTTACCAAAGATCTTCTCTAGCGTACTGTAAGAAGCATCAACATAACCAAGTTTAAAACTACCAGCTAACTTACTGTAGTCTGTACAACGCTGAAATCTGATCTCGTCTGATACCATAATTTAACTCCGTTTCATTTACAATACAACTATTATAGCATTTTGGGCATTTTGGACCAACCAAAATCAGCATTTTAGCCATAAAAAAGCCCCAAAAACGGGGCTAAAAAGTGTTGTTTTTATGCAACATTATAGTACTAAGTGTTGAAAATAACTATAATGTTTTTCCAGTGTCCACATAGCAGGGTCAATTACAGTACCATCATGTGTTTGGTATTCTGCTTGGAATACGTTAGTATATCGCTCAAAGGGCAACCACATGTTAGGGGTTTTGCTAGCCCAGCCCGCATCTTTTAAGGCCATGTGTTTAGCACGGCTTAGTCTTACAGTAGGAGGATTAAGAGCTTGAACTACAGTAATACGTCCGGCTAATAGTAAGTCGCGAATACGGCTTGCCGGGATTAAATGCTCAAAATCACAGTCCTCATCTGCACCAATTTCGTGGTAGTGCGCTTTCATACCGTCACGTTGTTGAATACAGTACTCGTGATAGCGACGCAGGTAATAATCAATATCATTGCGAATTTCACGCAACAACTGTTGATCATTAACTACTTGACTGTAATCTACAACTAGTCGGTCTAGGTTCTTTTTACAGTAAGCGGCAACTGTTTTATAAGTTTCTGCGGTACGAGTAGTCTTGCCGTAATTGGGTGCAATAAAACTGTCTAGAGATTCTTTAAGCATTTTTGTATTCTCTAACATTATAGTTAGTATATTCGAATAACTCTTCGAACACATTAACCGGTTTTGACTTTTTTACAGAGTTTGATGCTCTTCCTGTATTACTAGTTTTAGCATAATCGCCTGCTCTCATACCTTTTTCTTGATGACAGTTTAAACATAACTCTTGTAAATTATCTAACTGATTATTAGTACAGTCTCCGTTTATGTGGTCGATATGAAACTTACCTCGTGTATCTTGTATTTTACTGTGATCGGTTGAGCACGGGAATCCTAATTTTCCATTATGGTTACTGCAACAATACTTTTTAAAATCAGTTATCCCATATGGTAAATTGTATCCTTTATAACTAGACTCGTGACACAAACTGCATACTGCCCTATATCGAGTTCCGTGGGCACCAATTTTACCACGCGACGGAATTTGTAAATTATTACAACCAATATTAGCACATTTTTCTCTTTGTCCGTTTGCCATATTATGCTACCTCCGGGAATAAGCCAGGTACGAAATTACCAGCTTCAATACCCACTTTACTACCTTCCCCGTGATATGGCAAGTTTAACTTACCGCCGTTGTGAATATGTAACTCACGCATAAAGTTAGCCATAGCCATTGGAGCAGTCCAACCTGCACCAGGATGAGTATGTTCCCATTGTACCTTGGCCTTATCATGTGCAAGACGTGAACTCTTAAAGCTAGTTTTAACGCTAACCAATAAAGTTTTCATCCAATCAGCAGGCATGTTAAGATTAGGGTTGGTGCCAATTAGCCGTTGCAATTCGTACAAGCCAATAAACACACCTTGATCAATTTCTTCTTGTAATGGAAATACTTCTTTGATTGCGCTTAAAATACTGTGTAGTACTTTGCCGCTCTCATCAATTTCAATGCCCTTTTGTGCATACTTAAAGTGACTCATAAAATAGTCGTTGTCGCCACGTAAAGCAGGACTGCTACGGGAATTTTTATCTTGTAAATCAATCCCAAGCGAATCAAATTGATCTTGCATTGCACGAGCACGTACAACCTTAATATCACGGCTACCATTTTTAAAACGCACCAGTGCATTGCGATGCAAGTCGCCTGGAGTTAGACGTTTAACGCCAGTGTCATTGAGCATTTCGAAAGCATAACTGGCAAAGTTCTTGTCGTCTGTTACTACCACAGCACAAGGAACTTCTACAAAGCCCAAGATTGCCGCGCTGATAGTACGATGTTGGCCATCATATGTGTTAATTCGATCGGTGTGAACTAGTCGACAAGCAGAAACAGGACTACAAATCTGGCTGTCCCATTTCTTCATAATGTTGATAATATGCTTATGTAGCACGTCACGTTGAACTTCGTAGTCAATCCAAAGATCGGCAATAGGTACCATGTTGCTTAGTGGGAATGAACCACAGGCTCTAGACGCATAGCGCCAAGCGGCAAGGTCTTTGTCGGTTACGTTATAGTGGGCTTTGAGTTGGAGTTCGACTTCTTGAGCCACGTCAGATAATTTACGTGTGAGGCGTTGTACCATTTTAGTTTTCCTTTTTACCCAAACAATATGGGATCAGTTAATAAATGTACTGCTATTTGTAACTATACAGTATAACCTGTATAACGTCAACTATTTTGGTTAAATTTAGGTTAGTGTGTACTAACTTGTTGATTCTAAGTTATCCAAATAGGCCTTAAGATTGTTGCCGTGTAAGGTCAGCATCATGGCCTCACTTTCTTCGAACACTATTATTTTCTGGCGTTTGAGCAAGTAGTAAGGACCTTGGAATAATCGTTCTAACTGTAAGATGTTTTGGTTGGTTAGTTCTTCTTCAAGTTCAAATTTATAACTCTTAAGATCAAGATTGCTTTTAACAAACTGCAAGCCCGCTAAGGTAAGTCGTAGACTGTTATTGTCAGTGGGATTGGTCCAGATGTTCATGCGATGTTGATGGTGGTGGCCAACGGGCACGTCAGCTAATTCAAAAAAGATTTTACTTAGCTGACTTTGAGTGTACCGCTTAGGGGAAAATTTTGTCACCGGCTTTGAGCAAGTGAACGCTGAACTTGTCGGTCTTAAACAAGGTGTTGAGTTTCTTGCAAAGATTAATAGCATGACCCGGATTACTGAAACTTACCTTCTTGTACTTAGGGCCAGGATACGACACAAGTATATTATGTGTCTTGAGATTGATAGATTGATTGTTGTAAAAGACCGCCCAGATACCGTCAGAGCTCAATACCTGCTCGCTCTTATAATTGGTTTTGTTCACATGGTCCAACAACACAGTTGGTTTAGGTCTGCTCATTTAATGATCCTCGATACGCAGTTTATTTATCTCAATATATACGCATATTTAGTTAAAATTTACCACCATCCATGCTAATAGCAACAGTTGGCTCGTTAGTAGCAGAGTTGGCTAGATGGCTAATTGTGGCCATCAAATCATAGATTTCGGCGTGTAAACCGCGAGCTTCTTCAGCATTTAGTGTAAGAACCTTGCCATTACTTTGATTCATGGCTCTGACCTTATCGTTAAACTTTTTAATCTGTAATGGCAAATTATTGTCCATTTGCTTCCTTCATTGCTTCTAGCATACGATCTTGTGTCTTAAACGGACCTTCGTATTCGTAGCGATTCAATGTAATTAACTTAGGGCAATAAGCACGAACCCAAGTACTGCTAAACTTAATAATGTAATAGCCGGCACAAAAGAAACTCTTGCTTTTAACACCTTTGGTGTATATAGGCAAGTAACGCTGTACATCTAATACTTCGTTGTTGGGCTGTGTGTTGGTTGGAAAGCCATAGACATCATAAACATCTTGTTTGATCTTCTTAGGCTTTTCTGCTTTGACAAAGGTGATGTTGTACTTGGTACTGAGCAGTTTGATGCTGGGAAACATTTCACGTTGGTTGTCGTGTACATATACAACACCGCCTTCATCACAGGCCTGTATGTTACCAATCTTGGTACCTTGGGATTCTACAATCCAGAATTTATTCTTTACTACGGGTTTTGCAATCATTTCCATACAATTAATCCTATCAATATAATATACACAATCTGGTGCGCCATTTGGTCAAGGCCAAGGTGGTTCCAGAATTGTGGAGTGGTAATATCACGGTTACCGTAATTCATTTTGGTCCAATCGGTGTGATAGTGTGTGGCAAAATCTAATACGCCAATGGCAAACGCCACTGGGGCACTAACAAATAGGCTAAAGATAACAGCAGTGGCCAATCCATGTTTGCCACTGTGCCATATACCCGGCCAGTCGCCGTATATGCCTTTTGATTTAACTTCTTCCATTGATTGATTGACAAAATCAATATACCAATGTTTGATTTGCAATAGTAACAAAATTAGTAATGCAATTTTAATGTTGATCATTTTCTATATGCCTCTGCGTTGGCCTTCCTGCAGGCCTCTTTGACTTTAAGGGGAATGTCTGGACTAATTTCAGCAATAGTACAGTTATATACCACAACACCATTTCTGGGCCAGTTGAGTATTGCAAATATACTTGCAACAGTCATAATTAATACAATAACAGTAGATAGATTAAAGAATTTCATTTGTTATCGGTTACTTCTACTTTCTTCATCGACCAAGTGCCGTTGTTGTTGTCAATCCACTCAATGGTATCGCCTTCTTTCCATCCAGCGCCATCTAATAGATCTTGCGGTAATGGCATAACTAAATCGCCACTGCCATCATCTGCTTCTTCGAGCGTGATAGTCCAACGTGTCATGTTATTCTTTTTCCGGATAACTTGCTTCTAAGAAGCGAACAAAACTGTCAGACATTTCTGACATCTTAACTAAATCATACTTGCCGCATAGTTTTAGGAAATGTGCTCCTACCATGGGGCGACCAAGTGGTACTGCACCTGCTGTGATAGTTTCTGTAATTTTAGCTTTGATATCTGCAGGTTGTGCAGACAAATCAACCAGAGTTACGTTACGATTATAATCATCCAAAACCTTGTGTTCAACGTTGTTATGATCAGTCCACCGCTGTAGCATCAAATTATTCCACGCAAAGCCTTTCGCATCTTTATCTGCAAATGCTTCGGTGAGCCCGACTTTATTTTTACTTCCAACCGTACGGACCCCAGGGTACGCACTAAACACATTGTCAGTGGGATCTCCCCGCATACACTTTTCGAAAAGAATCCAGCTAGGATCCGGAATTGTTTTTGCTTCCTTAGTTTTTTTATCGATGACTGCTTTACCTTTTTTGTCGAAAATACCTTGTATAGTATGGAGTTCATCTGCAATTCCGTTATATTGATTTACGTTTTCTGCTAGTAATTGATGAAAGTCTGTATCGCTAGATACAATAGTATGATGGTCTGCAGGATGAGCTTGAATAAAACCAGCAATTAAATCATCTGCTTCTAATTCGGGGTGTTGTAAAACTGTGCAGTTTGTCTTGTTAGCAAGGTAGTCTTTGAGAGTATCAAAGGTCTCCCAAAATAACTTATCTTCTTCTTGTTCTTTTTCTGTAAGTGCCGCACGAGCTACAGTACGGTTGGCCTTGTATGGTGTATAAAAATCTTTGCGCCAACTACGTCCTTCTAAACAGAAAATAACGTGGTCTGCTTTTTGATCTCTAAAACTCTTACTAACACTATTTAGCGTAACGTGAATGGCAAAACCAAGCCGATCCCAAGTATCAGCCTGACGGTGTGCGGCGTGTCTAGCACGAAAGAATGTGTTAGCTGTATCTACAAGTAAGTAACGCATGAATTTCCAATTAAAGTTATATGTTATAATAGTAGCATATAATTATTTAATGGTCAACCTAACTTACTTCCGTTTTACCGTTTCCTAGATCTTTACGGTCTACGTTGCGTGGTCGGTTATCATATGGTTGGTTGGCTTCCCACTGCTCGAAATTTTCAGACAATACGTTTTTGCATACATCAGCAAACCAACGGTCTACAATAACGGTTTCTTCTTCTCCGGCCTTTTGCTGATATCCTGCACGAACCAAATTGGTAATAAATTTGTCATTCCAATCCAATTCAAATGCGCCATTGCCAATGTTTTCTGGATCTAGCTCTACACTAAGAATAGCCACATAAGGTTCGCCTGCTTCTGTCGCGAGATCTTTAGCAGATTTAGCGGGTTTCTTAGCACGTTCTTTTTTAAGCTGTTTAACAGCTTCATTTGGAACTGGCGTCAACAGTTCTGGACTCTTAAACATATTTTTTAATTTGTCGAACATATCATTCCTCTTCAGGTACTTCAATCCAGGTGTAATCACCTAGCCATTTTACTGCTACAATATACTTGTACCACACAGGAGCACCAGCTGACCAACCGTTTGGTCCCATGCCACATAGTATAAGTTTGTTTTGACGTGTATCTTGTACTAACCAGTATGTCTGGCCATGTGCTACCTGGAACTCGTATTTAGCCGCATGAACCATGTCGGTAATATCTAATCTGCGCTTTAATTCTGAGGCCTGTTTTTGTAGTACATCAACTAATTCCATGATCCTGTTATACTCTTGATTGGCATGCATACGTGCCACGTTCAGCATGACATCTTTTTGTTTTTCAACAGGAACTAGATCAAACTTGGGTCCACCAGCTTCGGTAGGGTATGTACTTACGTTACGATTAAAGAAAGCAACTAAAGTATTGCCTACAGTAATATCAAAACTTTCACGTCCGTCTGTTACGTTAGATTTCTTTTCATCCATGTTTTAATTTTAATATAAGCATTTCTGTGGTACTGTACCAACGGTACCAAACAGCAGGATCTCCTGGACCGTGGATAACAAACACAGCACGATAGGCTTGTGTGAGCCACAACCAACGACCGCTAACATGACAACGTCTTGGACGTAGTGACCATTTAACTTCTGTGTCTGCACGTTCTAAAAAACGTTCTTCACTATAGTTTTCTGGTCCAGCAATGCTAATACTCTCTGGGATCGGCATTACTTGCCCCACCCGTTGCCCCACAAATCTACGTGTAAGCGTGGACTGTAGTTAAATCCGCGCTCACAGCAGATATTGGCAATGGTTAATTTGTTAGCATCATATGGCTCAACAATACCGCCCTGTGGCATCAAATATACTGAGCCTTTGAATCCGTCATGTCTAAATGCATCAACAGCTCGAACAGCTTCATCAACATGTTCAACTGTTTCAACAACAAACTTAAGATATACATGCCCGTATGTTTGATAGATATTGACAATCTTAGGCTTAATAGCATCTTCCCAAGTTTCTCCACTAGCACTTAGTTTGGCACTTACACTAAATGTAACTTCTCGACTAGATTTTTCATCTGCCCAGTCGATTAAGAAATCACGGAAGTCTTCGTGTAGTTCTTGAGTACCATTAGTTTCAAATGTAATGTTCTTTAAGTCTGCCATACGTGGATGACTTAGCAATTCTTTATATGCACGTTGCCAACCCAGCAATGGCTCGCCACCTGTGATAACCAAGTGTACATCATTTCCATTGTTTTGCATCCACTGATTGTTAGGAGTTAATGCCAACATTTTTTCTACCAGCTCTTCGGTGGTATGTGTTGGGCTCAGATGTTTAAAGTCTGGATGCCAACTTGCATAGCTATCGCAACCTGTGGTTACCAAGGGTAGTTCTAAGAATGTTTTATACTTGTCTACTACTCGACCAACTTCGTCTGCTTCTGTGCTTTTTTCACCAGGCTTGCAACCAAACCCACTACAGGTAAAGTTACAGCCATATGTTCTTAAGAAAACACTAGGCACACCAATAAAGCGACCTTCGCCTTGTAGACTATAAAAGATTTCGCTGACTTTAATCTTCATATATACTCGAATAAATTTTAAGTTTGTTTACTTTGTTTTGTTTTGCCAAGTCAAGATTCTTTTGTGTAATAACACCTTGATCCAACAAGATATCAACCATGGCTAACATATCACCAATTTCCATTTCCAGCTTGGAACGATGTACCATACCATCTTTGTGCATGGCATCAATGCCAAAGCGAAAACACTTGCTTACTTCTTGAATAACTTCAGCACATTCTTCCTGCAATATAACCAGAGTTTCATTAATTTTATTATTCATCATGCAAATAAATCCTCATTCCATTCACGGTGTCCTTCACGGAACGCCATATTTGATTGTGTTTCACGTACTTCTACTCTGTAGCACCACAAACGATCTGCTTCTGCCTGTCCCCACATGTCAGGAATATACACACCATTGACATACCGGTACAATTGATCAGCAAGCCCTTCGCACCCTAGTTTAGGCAGTATAGTCAGCTTGGCCATGTTCTTTGATTCAAGTAACTTGTATGTTTCTAGTTCTGGATCATCTTCTGCTACCAGTAAGGTATGGTCAAATTGGCTTTCTAATACGTTCTTTAATTCTTTTAATCCACCGTAGTCTGCTGCCCAGTTGCGTACATCCAGGTCGTTGGTGCCAAAGTAAAACTTCATACTAAAGCTGTAGCCATGTATTAAATTACAGTGGCTATCTGCTCGCCACTGTCTGTAGGC